TTAGTAAAAACAGCGGTAGATGCACAAAAGAAAGGAATCCTTCCTGTGTTCATTATCACAGAACAAAAATGGAGTTGGGAACACGCTGAATTAATGGGTTTTGATAAGGATGGTGAATACCTTTTCAATAGTGATTTCGAATACATCGAACAAATCACAGACTACATTAACGAATTGATGGATGCTCAAGAAAAAGGTGATATTCCTTATGACTTATTGTTTCTTTGGGATTCAGTAGGTTCAGTTCCTTGTAAAATGACTTACGATGGTAAAGGTGGTAAACAACACAATGCGTCAGTTTTAGCTGATAAAATTGGGATGGGTATTAACCAACGTATTTCAGGTTCAAGAAGAACAGACAAACCTTATACAAATAGTTTGGTTATTGTTAACCAACCATGGGTAGAATTACCAGATAATCCTTTTGGACAACCAAAAATCAAGGCTAAAGGTGGCGAAGCCATTTGGTTAAATTCATCATTAGTATTTTTATTCGGTAATCAAAAAGGTGCGGGTACTACTAAAATCTCTATCACTAAAGATAAGAGAAAAATAAGAATCGCAACACGTACCAAAATCTCAATCAGTAAGAACCACATCAATGGTGGCGGATATGAGGATGGTCGTATCTTAGTAACTCCACAAGGATTTATGCATGGTAAAGACGATACTGAAGAAAAACGTTCTATCGAAGAGTACAAGCGTGATAACAGTGAGTACATCGGTAAACAATTAGGTGTTAATGTTACAGACATCGCAGATACACAAGTTGTAACAGAGGAAAGTGATTTATAATAAATTTATTTAATGTCTGTTTTATTAGTAGATGGCGACAATTTACTTACGATTGGTTTCTATGGTGTTAAAAACGCCTTTCATAAGGGAGAACACATTGGGGGAATATATCATTTTCTTAATACTCTTAGAAGAACGTTTGAGACTTACAATTTAGATAAAATAGTTGTATTTTGGGATGGATTAGAAGGTTCTCAAACTCGTAAGAAAATTTATGCACCATACAAAGAAAACAGAAAATCACGACTTCGTTCTGAAGAAGAAATAAGTTCTTACACTTATCAAAGAGATAGAGTAAAACAATATCTTGAGGAATTATTTGTAAGACAAGGGGAATATGAGTATTGTGAGACCGATGATAACATCGCTTACTATACTCAGAATTCACCCAAAGAAAACAAAATAGTTTATTCTTCAGACGGAGACTTAACTCAATTGGTTTCAGAAAACACACAAATCTACAATCCGTCACACGGAAAACTTTACAAACAAAACGATATTATTGTTTATAATCACGAAGAAATCTTAATCGAAAATGTTAAATTGGTTAAGATGATGTGTGGAGATTCTTCAGACAACATTGCGGGTATAAGAGGAATGGGGGTTAAAAGATTTTTATCTGTTTTCCCTGAACTAAAAACCGAACAACTTTCTGTTGAACAAGTTAAAAACAAATGTGAGGAAATATTTCAACAAGACAAACACAATAAACTTATTGCTAATTTACTAACAGGCGTTACAAAGTATGGTGTATTAGGTGAAGAATTTTTTGATATAAACAGTCGTATCGTAAGTTTAGAAGAACCTTTTTTAACTGATGATGCTAAGGAAAATATAAATCTGTTAATAAACGAAAATTTAGATCAAGAAGGTAGATCGTATAAAAATGCCATGAGAATGATGAGGGACGATGGAATTTTTAATTTATTACCAAAATCCGATGATTCGTGGATAAATTTTTTAAATCCATTTTTAAGATTAACAAGAAAAGAAAAAAATAATAAAAGAACAATTAAAATTAAAAACAATGAGTAACTACCAAAACCAAGACAATATCACTAAATTTGAGTTTTTGTTGTCATTAGAAGGACATATTGTATGTCAGAGATTTTTTAACGTTAGAGATTACAACCCTCAAGCAAGAAGAAGTATGGATCTTCACTATTATGTAAAAAATATTTGTGAGGATATGGCTGAAGATTTAAAAATGAAATGTTCCAACTATCTATGTGAAAATCAGAATTTTTTCCTTAATTCGGAGAGTGTGGAAGATGAGGCAAGTAAGTCAAAAGAGCATTTTTTATTGGAAATTAAGGTGGGCGACGATGTATTTATTCAAAGAATATTTCCCGCATATCTTTACCATCCGAAAGTAAGATACACGGTTGATATTCGTCCAAAACTAAAGAGAATTTTGTCAGATTTAACTGACATTTTATCATCTGATGAATTGGAGACGGCATACCTTCACTACGAATTATAATTTTAAAACACATATTACAACAACAATGGAAGAAAGGAATTTTGGGTATTTGGGATTTTCATTTCAACAATCCCTCATTAAAGCAATTATTGAAGATAAAAAATACGGAGAAACAATTATAGATGTATTAGAAAGTAAGTTCTTTGAAAATAATTCTTTTAGATTTATTATGGAGAACGTAAAAGAATTGTACAAAACCTACAATAAAATTCCTGATTACAATACAGTTGCACAAAAAATCATGTCCGAAGGTGGAAATAAAGATTCCTCTAAGGTTCATGTTGATACGTTGGATTCTATTAAGAATAATGAACAACAAATTGAATATGTAAAAGACACTGCACTTAATTTCTGTAAACAACAGAATTTAAAGAAGGAATTAAAGGGTGTTCAAAGTATTATTGATAATGGTGATTTTGAATCTTACAATAAGATTGAACAAATTATTCAAAAGGCATTACAAGTTGGTATCTCGAATGATGAAGCAACAGATGTGTTTCATGATATCGAAGGTGCGTTAGAGAAAGATAATAGACAACCGATTGCCACTGGTATTGTGGGTGTGGATAATTTATTGAATGGTGGTTTAGGAAGAGGAGAATTAGGGGTTGTTTTAGCCCCAACAGGTACAGGTAAAACAACTTTATTAACAAAATTTGCTAACACCGCTTATAATTTAGGATTTAATGTTGTACAAATATTCTTCGAGGATAATCCGGGTAATATTAAAAGAAAACATTATACCATTTGGACTGAAATTTCACCAAATGAACAACCTAACTATAAAGAAGAGGTTCAGCAAAAAGTTAGAGAAGTACAAGCAAACTCAAAAGGATTTTTAAAATTACTTAAATTATCTAGCGATAATGTAACAATTTCTGAAATTAAAAATAAAATCAGAAAAATGAATTCCGAAGGTGAGAAGGTTGACGTTTTAATTATTGATTACGTTGATTGTATTTCACCGGAAAGATCTAACTTTGGTGAAGAATGGAAAGGAGAAGGTTCAATCATGAGAAGTTTAGAATCTATGACAGGTGAGTTTGATATAGCAGTATGGACCGCAACTCAAGGTAACAGGGAATCAATTTCTTCGGAAGTTGTTAACAGTGACCAAATGGGTGGGTCAATTAAAAAGGCACAAATTGCACACGTTATTTTATCTATAGGTAAAACATTAGAACAAAAAGAAAACAATTTGGCAACACTTACATTACTTAAATCTCGTATCGGTAGAGATGGTGTCGTTTTCCAAAATTGTAAATTCAATAATGAGTTTCTATTTATTGATACCGAAACACAAAACACCCTATTGGGTCACGAAGAACAAAAAGTTCAAATAAATGCTAACAGAGCCGCGGAAGCATTTAAAAGAAGACAAGAATTGGCAAAAAAATAAAAAAAATAATAAAACTATGACGGAAAAAATTTTACAAGATAACCCTGGACGCTTTGTCCTTTTCCCAATCGAACACCATGATTTATGGAAGTTCTATAAACAATCTGAAGCATCTTTTTGGACTGCGGAGGAAATTGATTTAGGTCAGGATGTTTCTGACTGGGAATACAAATTAAACGCAGACGAACAACATTTCGTAAAACATGTATTGGCGTTTTTCGCGGCATCTGATGGGATTGTAAATGAGAATTTAGCAATAAATTTTGTTAACGAAGTTCAATATACCGAAGCAAAATTCTTTTACGGTTTTCAAATTATGATGGAAAACATTCATAGTGAAACATATTCATTATTAATTGATACCTTAATTAAAGATAGAGATGAACAAACTCGTTTATTCAATGCTATTGAAACGGTACCAGCTATTAAGAAAAAGGCGGAATGGGCATTAAAATGGATTAATTCTGAGTCATTTATTGATAGATTAATAGCATTTGCAGCAGTGGAGGGAATTTTCTTTTCCGGATCATTCTGTTCAATTTTTTGGTTAAAGAAAAGAGGATTATTACCCGGTCTTACATTTTCAAATGAATTGATTTCGAGAGACGAAGGAATGCACTGTGATTTTGCTTGTCATTTATACAACAACCATATTGAGAATAAAGTATCAAATGAAAGAATTAAAGAAATTATCTGCGGGGCATTGGAAATTGAAAAAGAATTTATTCTTGAAGCATTACCTGTTCGTTTAATTGGTATGAATTCAGATTTAATGTCTCAATATCTTGAGTTCGTTACTGATAGATTATTAGTAGCGTTAGGTGTACCTAAAGTTTATAACTCTGAGAATCCATTTGACTTTATGCAAAACATTGCATTACAAGGTAAAACAAATTTCTTCGAGAAAAGAGTTGCTGAATATCAAAAGGCAGGAGTAAATAATGTATCGGAAGATTTAGATTCTGCATTTGGTGAAGTTGATTTTTAAAAATTAGATTAAGAACATGAAAGTAAAAAAGAGAGATGGTTCCTTAGAGGAAATGAGATATGACAAAATTACGCGTAGAATTAGTGTTTTTTGTAGTGATTTAAATTTAGAATATATTGATCCAACATATGTTACATTAAAAGTAACACAAGGTATATATGACGGTATTTCTACAAGTGAATTGGATAAGTTAGCGGCGGAGACTGCTGCGTCTATGGTGACAACACATCCAGACTATTCAAAACTTGCAGGAAGACTTGCGGTTTCTAATTTACATAAAACAACACCAAAAAAGTTTTCACAATGTATTAAAGAATTACATTCATTTGTGGAACCAAAAACGGGAAAAGAATCATCGTTAATTGCGGACGATGTTTTTCAGTTTGTTATGGAAAACAAAGAATCTTTAGATGGTGCAATATCAATCGATAGAGATTTGAATTTTGATTATTTTGGTATTAAGACATTAGAACGTTCATATCTATTAAAGATTGGTGACCGTATTGTTGAAAGACCACAATATTTGTACATGAGAGTTGCTGTCGGTATTTGTAAAGGTGATTTACAAATGGCATTACGTATCTATGATGACTTATCACAACATTTTTATACACACGCAACACCAACATTATTTAATGCGGGAACACGTAGACCACAAATGTCATCTTGTTTCTTAATTGGAAATAAGGGCGATGATATCGATGGACTATTTGATACTATTAAAGATGTTGCAAAGATTTCTAAGTGGGCTGGTGGTATTGGTTTACATGTACATGATGTTCGTGCTAAAGGTGCATATATTAAAGGAACTGGTGGGGAATCTGACGGTCTTTTACCTATGATGAAAACATATAACGAAGTTGCTCGTTGGATTAATCAAGGAGGTAAACGTAAAGGTTCGTTTGCCATCTATCTTGAACCATGGCATGCGGATGTTTTTGAATTTATTGATTTAAGAAAAAATCATGGTAAGGAAGAAATGAGAGCGAGAGATTTATTCTTAGCAATGTGGACACCGGATTTATTTATGCAACGTGTTGAACAAGACGGTGATTGGTCACTGTTTTCACCTGACGAAGCACCAGGTCTTTCCGACGTTTACGATTCACCATCAGATAAATCTTTTACTCGTTTATATGAACAATATGAACAAGAAGGAAGAGCAAGAAAAGTGGTTAAGGCAAGAAAATTAATGGACGCAATTCTAACATCTCAAATTGAAACGGGTACACCTTATATGTTATATAAAGACCCGGCTAACTACAAATCAAATCAACAAAATTTAGGTACAATTAAATCTTCAAATTTATGTACTGAAATTTTAGAATACAGTTCACCAACAGAACAAGCGGTTTGTAATTTAGCGTCAATAGCATTACCGAAATATATTATTAATGGAGAATTCAATCATGATGTTCTTTATGAATATACATACCAAGTTGTGAAAAATTTAAATAATGTAATTGATTTAAATTTCTATCCAACAGATGAA